ATGTAGTTGGTAGAAGTGTTGAGAAAGTAGCTGGTAATATTACAGTAAATAAAAAATAATTAACTTTTTATTTTTTCTTTCATATAAAAATATATAACTTTGTAATTTATTAATTAGTTACTGTTTTATAGTAAAATATTAATATAAAAAAAAATAAAGAAATATAGCTATAATAAAATAAATATAAGTGTTCGGAGTATTATTTAAAAAAAAAGACATATATCTTCAACTTTATAGCTAAATATTTTTGTTTTTGTTTATAAGTACATTTATTAAACCACATATTTATTTGTATATTTGAACAAGAGAATATCTTAACTGTTATCTTTTCATCTTATTTTGTTTTTAGATTACTATCATTAAAAGGGTTCAACAATAAGTTGAGCCTTTTTTTTGCTTTTATGTAAATTTTAACATTTCTTTAACAGTTTTATTTAAAATGCTTTTGTAGATTTGCTTCATAATTAATAACTAAAACTAAATATTATGGAACAATCAAACTGCTGCGGAGCTGGAAACTGGTTAGAATCTGGTATCTGCGAACAATGTAAAGAACACGCTGAATTTTCAGATTGGGAAGAAGAAGCAAACGAACGAATGAAAATAATTGGTCAAAACGGTAATAGTGGAATACATTATACAAAAGAAAAAATCAAAGAACTATGGAAGCAATGCAAAGTGATAAAAAGATAAACCAAGCAGCTTGGGATAAATTAAAGCTACAAATTGAATATCATATGGAGCAAGACCCAAACCTAACAGATGTTAAAATTAACTATCAGTTAAAAATTCCAACATACGGAACAAGAAATTTTTTAAATTTAAAAGCAAGTTTGCAATAAAAAGTAGTATATTTATAAACCTAAAATAAAACAAATGGAAAAATTACAGAAAATTCAAGCCGAATTAAAAGCACCAAAGAACCAAAGGAATAACTTTGGTAAGTACAATTACAGAAGTTGCGAAGACATTTTAGAAGCAGTTAAACCGCTTTTGAATAAATACAATTGCACCTTAACAGTATCAGATGAAATCAAAGAACTTGGTGGAATCTTATTTGTTGAAGCAGTTTCAATCATATCTGATGGCGAGAATCAAGTACATACAAAAGCACAAGCTGGAATTGACCCAAACCGCAAAGGAATGGACATTGCACAATCTTTTGGTAGCAGCAGCAGTTATGCTCGTAAATACAGTTTAAACGGATTGTTTTTAATTGATGACACAAAAGATGCTGATTCAACAAACACGCACGGAAAAGCAACAAGCAAAGCATCAAACGATGATAAACCTTGGTTGAATGAAAACACACCAGAATTTACAAAAGTAAAGGCATATTTAAAAGGTGGCGGTAATTTAGCAAACGTTGAATCAAAATACAGAATTTCAAAGAACACAAAAGACGCATTAAATAAATAGACCTATGAATAGTATTGAAATGAAACCAACAAAAAAAGACCATTACAGATTACTTTTTAATGGAGTAGATGTAACTGGCGAACAAGAAAGAAGTGTTTTCAGACACATAATACAAACAATAGATAACGCAATAGACAACTAATATGAAAAAAAAAGATTTATTTTTTAAAGATTCAGAAGAACAAGTTGAATTTACAATCCAAGAAATAGCAGATATTATTGACATACCAGTAGAATTATTAAGAATAAAATTATAAACCAAAATTAAAACCAAAGTAAAATTATGAGTGCATTAATCAATTTAAGTATCAATTTAGACAATTTACCAAAAGAGAAATTCGTAAAAGGTAAAAAAGGAACGTATTACAACTTCACATTATCTGTGAACGATGATACAAATGCCTATGGGCAAAACGCATCAGCATTTGATTCTCAAAGCAAAGAGCAAAGAGAAGCAAAAGAACCAAAGAAATACATCGGAAACGGTCAAGTTGTTTGGACAGATGGAACTTGCGTAAAAGCAGAGCGACAAGAAGAGGCACAACCACAACAAGCGGCTGTATCAAATGATTTGCCATTTTAATTAAATAAAATAAGGGGTGTTAATAGCATCCCTTTTTTTTACTTATGTGGATATACAAAGGCAAAGAAATTAAAAGTAGAACTGATTTACCATTAGAAGCAATTGGGTTCGTTTACAAGATACGAAATCTAAAAACAAACAAATTGTACATTGGTAAAAAGATACTCCTTAATAAGCGTACTAAACCACCGTTAAAAGGATATAAAAGAAAGCGTATTCAATACGTTGAAAGTAATTGGTTAAAATATACTGGTAGCAATATACACACAAAAATTTGGGGTGTTAAAGATTGTTACCGAGAAATAGTGTACATTTGCTATAATCGAACAATGATGACATACTACGAAACTATGTTGCAGTTCAAAGAGAATGTTCTGGAAAGTGATAAATTCCTAAACGATAATATTCTTGGCAAATTTTATAAAACAAAAATACAGAAATATAAAGATGATGAACAAAATAAATTTGGAGGGGGATAAGGAAACAACAAGAATGTTGATGCAGCAACTCGAAGAAGATGCAAGTATTGATGTTGAAGAAGTCATTAAATATCCGCCAGTTGCTATAAGCTGCGGAATTTACCAAGATAGGAATTTCGATGGTAGTTATACAGAATATCCAGTTCCAATTGGTACAGATGGCAATTTCAGTTTCGTACAAGCATTCCCAAAGGTTGGTAAAAGTTTCTTTATGAGTTTACTTGTATCAGCTTACCAAAGTGGTTCAAATGGTTATAGTGGTAAAATAAAAGGACATCGAAGAGGCAGAAAGATAATTCATTTTGATACAGAGCAAGGAAAATTTCACGTTAGTAAATTAGCAAGAAGACCATTAATAATGAATCAATTGCAAAACGATAAAGATTATCATATCTATGCGATGCGAGAATTTGGTTGGCAAAGTAAAATTGATTTTATTGAACACATTTTATTTGATAAATTTGAAAACGAAAAAATAGGTTTAATCTGTCTTGATGGTTGTGCTGATTTATGTTCTGATGTGAATAATATGGAACAAGCAAACAATGTTGCTGAAAAACTATTACAATGGTCTGGAAAATTAAATTGTCATATTACAACGATTATACACCAAAACTTTGGGAGCGATAAACCAAGCGGAAATTTAGGTTCTGCACTTGAGAAGAAAGCAGAAACACAAATTAAATTAGAAAAGAACAACGCAAACAAAGGTTGGATAACTGTTGAATGCAAAAGAAGTAGAAACAGACCATTTGATACTTTTAGTTTTCAAGTAAATGAGAACGAATTACCAGAGTTTATAAACAACGATTATACTTTTTAATAAATGTGTTATATTTACAATATATGACCAACTGGAAAGAGAAAGATTTATTTGAATGGCTATCAAAAAACCATTACAAAACATTAGTAAATAGTAAAAACCCTATTTCAAGATGGGATTGTTACGACATTGAAACACAAAATAGAATAGAACTAAAGTGTAGGCGTAAACATTACGATACATTAATTCTTGAGAAATCAAAATACGATGCTATTTTAAAAGAATCAAATAAAAACTTTGACATTCCAATTTATATAAATAGCACACCAAACGGAATCTATTTATTTAACCTAAATGACATTGAACAAAATTGGTTTACTAAATCACTTCCAGCCACAACAGAATTTAAAAAACGTTTTTGGGTAAAAAAAGAGATAACAGAACTAAATATAAACAAAGCAAAAAAACTAAAATAATAAAGATGTACACGATAGAAAATATTAAATATTACGTTGCGTTAATTAGTAAAAAATTAAGAATAGAAGAAACAAGCGATTACGTTCCTACTTATTATTATGATTATAAAATTAAGTTTCACGAAACAAATAAATTTTATATTTTTTGTATTGAAGTAGATGATTTACAAAAAGATTTTAATGATAATGACTATGAATTTATTTTGCATTATGTAAATAAAAATAAAAAATAAAATAAGATGAAAACAATTAAACTATTAAACGGAGAAGAATTTAAAGAAAAGGATATTCTTGAAAAAATGATGGATGATTCATTTTATTATGGGTATCTTGGCAAACACGCTTTGAGCAGTTCAATGTGTAAAAGTTTACTTGATGGTCCACAAGCATACGCAAACAAACTAAAAGAACCGCCAAAGGCAAAAGAACCGCAACCATTCAGAGATGGTAGGTTGATACACCTATTGGCTTTAGAACCGCACAGAATAGAAGAACTAACAATTATTGATAGCACAAAGGGAAGTAAGCTGTACAAGTTAGCCGTAGAAGAGAAACCAGCACAATCTGTCTACACAAGAGCAGAACTAAACAGATGCCAAGAAATAGCTGAAGCAGTATTAGAGAACGAAGAATATAAAGAACTTGTTGCAAATGCACAGTTTGAGATTCCAGCCATATCTAATTACAATGGTTTACCATTCAGAGGAAAAGCAGATATGCTACTTGCTGGTGTTGTATGTGATTTAAAAACAACAAGCGACATTGATAGTTTCCAAGAAGCTGCTTTGTTATATGGATATGATTTACAAGCTGCATTGTATTTAGAACTGTTTGAATGTTTTGAGTTCAAGTATGCGGTTGTAGATAAAAAAACAAAAGAGGTTGGTTTTTTTCAGTTTGATAATGACTTTATACAAAGTGGATATAATAAGCTGAACAAAGCAACTGAAAACTATTATAAGTATTTAGACAATAAGGATTTTTACGATTTAAACCTATAAATATGAATGACAAAGAACAATGTAATCAATTGCACAGAATAGCATACAGAAGCTGCTTGGATAATTATTTTACATCTTTTGATAGGAACGATATATACGAATACTGGTTGCAATTAGTTGAAGCAAAAAGAACTTGTGAAGCGTTAGGTGTTCAAAAGGCATTGGAATTTATTGAACTTTGGGAAAATATAGATGGCGAAGATTAAGAAGAAACTAAAACCTTTTAAGAACTGCGACAATAAAGCACAATCATATTGCTTTAATAAGGGGTTTGTGATAACTTTAGAGCCATCTGGTGCGAACTATAAGGTAAAGTATCAAAGAGGGCATAGCGTTCA